AATAAGAGGAGCCATTAGAGGTAGAGATTCAATTTATGTTTGGACTGATACAGCTTTGTTTACACAACGTTTTGTTGGTCAACCTTTTACATTTGCCTTTTCACAAGTTGGAACTAACTGTGGACTTGCAGGGCAAAACGCATGTGTGGAAGTTGATGGTGCTGCATACTGGATGTCAGAAAATGGTTTCTTTAGATATGCTGGTAAACTAGAATCACTACCATGTTTAGTAGAAGATTTTGTTTTTGATGATATAAATCTAGAGTCTGGTAATCAAATGGTATCAGCAGGATTAAATAATTTGTTTGGTGAAGTGATGTGGTTTTATCCGCAAGCAAGTTCCTCTGTTGTAAATAGAATGGTAGCATACAACTATTTTGATTCATCACCTCAAAGACCAGTATGGACTGTGGGTAGTTTATCTAGAACTATGTGGCAAGATTCTGCAGTATTTACTAAACCACATGCATTAGAGTATGATGCATCAACAGATACATCTTTTGATGTTGTTGGAAACACTGAAGGTAGAACATCATACTATGAACACGAAACAGGAACAGATCAAAATAGAAATGGTACAATTACAGCCATAACGTCAAACATATCATCAGGAGATTTTGACATAAGTCAAAGAAGAGGTATAACAGGACAATCAACTGGAATAGCTGATCTTAGAGGCGATGGAGAATTTTTAATGAAAATAAGAAGATTTATACCTGATTTTATATCACAAACTGGTAACACACAAATTACATTAGAACTTAGAAACTTTCCTAATGATGCACAAGCTAGCTCTGCACTTGGACCATTTACTGTTACATCTTCTACTCAAAAAGTAGACACTCGTGCAAGAGCAAGAGCTATTGCATTAAAGGTGGCAAATACAGGTGCTTCTCAAAGTTGGAAGTTAGGAACTTTTAGATTAGACATACAACCAGATGGACGTAGATAATGAATGAATTATTTGAAAAGGCTTTAAATAGATATAGACAAGAAATGCCCTCTCTTGGGATAGGTGATTTATATAACATGGCTTCAAATGCTTTAATCACTCCAGCTTTTGCACCTGAATTATCTTTAGAAGAATTAGAAGAAATACAAAATAGAAATGCTTTAGACAAAGCAGGTTTAATGGCTTTAGATGATGCAGGACTTGACATGGCACCAATTATAGATGAGTTTTCACGAAAAGCTAAACCAGGTTTAAATTTAGGTTTCGCAAAACAAGCAGGAAGAGGTCTTTTAAGTTTACTTACAAGAAATCCTGTTATGACAGGTATAGGAGGTTTATTAGGATTATTAGGAGATAGAGCTAATTTGACTGGCACAGTTGGCGGACAAGATTTAAGAGGAGATACAGGATTAGATACATTTAGAAGATCAACAAGTCTTGCTGATTTTGTTCAAAGAAGAAGAGATCAAAAAGCAAGAGAGGAAGCTGCTGCTCGGGGCATAGCAAAACAAAGACAAGCGGCTTTACAATCAATGAGAGGCCCAATAGGTGGTGGTGGAGAAGGCGGTGGATTTAGTGAAGGTTTTGATGGAGGCGCTTCAGCTGCAGCTCAATCTGATGCAGCGGCAGGAATGGGGGGATATTAATCATGGCTAAGATAGTACAAGTATTAACAAGACCATCGCAACAATATGATTATACTGTTGCTGAGGCACAAACTAGAGATT